GGCGCGGTCTCCTGCTCTGGGCGCGACGGTTTGACGAAGCTCAGAATTCTCTGCATCGACGGAAGCATGTTGTTCCTCAGGTGCGCGGGGCACGAAGTTCGCCAACTCCTCAGGCGAGAGCGTTAGGAAGTCGTTGATGCGCAACCACACCTCGCGGCGCCCCTCGAATGCGGCGTGCACGCGCGGGTCGGCATCAAAGCAACTGGCGTCTGCCCTGCAGAACCTCGCAAGGTCGCGCCTCACCAAACCGCCATGCTCGTTGCTGAGTGCAACCTGATAGGCGGCCTTGAGTTGCCGAAGCTGCTCGATGACTTCCGTTCGTCTCATTGCCTACCGTCGAACCCATATTCCATCTCGATCCCGAGACCCTTGAAAATCCCAGCGGCGAGCTTGAACGCCTGCTCGGGCAACAGCGTCATCGGTTCACAGCCATCGATTTCCATGATGAATGCGCCGCTCAACTTGCGGCTGACCTTGATACGGCGATTGGGCTCGGGCTTGCCGATGATCTTCGGCTTGGCTCCGAGCTCGATGCTTTTGCTGACACGCTCGACACGGTGGAATTTGGGGTTGATGTTGGTCATCCCGACACTCCTGGCGCTCCCTGCGGTTGCTGTCCCGGCTGCCCTCCCGGCTGCTGACCGCCTTGCGGCGACACCATGCCGGCCTTCACCTGCGCGGCCTGGGCCTTCATGATTCCGGCCTGGGCGGGCGCGGCCTGTATCTGCTCCTGCCGGGCCTGCATGTCGGCGCGGTTCTTGCGCTTAGCGACAACGGCCCTGTCATCAGCCACCCAACTCTCAGGAACGCCGAGGGTTTCGGCGATGGCGGGTGAGGCCGTATCGTAATCGACGCGATCCATGACGCTTGGGTCCCCAGTCTGCTGCGCCAAGTTGCTCAGTTGCTCCGTCCAACGGAAGAAACCGGACACCTCTTGCGCCTTCTGCGCCCTGGCCAGCGGCGAGGTGTACTCCACCTCATACGATCCACCGGCCTCGCGCAGCCGCGGCGGCATTTCCGGCAAGATCGGCACGCCGTTGTTGGTGAGGGTGGAGAGGATATCGAGCTCGCGGTCGATCATGGGCCCGAGATACTCCGATTGCTGGCGGCCGATCGTGGGGGCGAGCAGGATACCCTTCTCGTTGGTGCGCTCGATCACTTCGGTGGCCGTCATCTCCGGGGTCTCGGTCAGAATTTGGAACAGCGTGACCAGGAACACGTCGTTGATGATGGCGCGCTCCATGTCCATCATCATTTCGTTGACCTGGATGTTGCCGGTCGGAAGGACGTGCACCATCGGCCTGCCCTCCGCGCTCACACCGCCCTTGTTGACGGCACCGGGTCGCAGGTCCATGCCGATAATGCCGTCATCGGAGACGAGCAGCACCGGGTCGGACGCGCGGTGGCCCTGTTTCAGGAACGTGCGCTTTTGCGCGTTGAGGGTCTTGAGCGCCGGCAGCACCATCTGGGCTGGGCCGCGGCCGTACACCTCAAGCGGTGTCTGATCGTAGCGGCTGACGGAGTAGGGGAAGCTGCGGTAGCCGCCGCCCAACTGCATAAGGCACTGGCCCTCGATCGAAACATAATGGGACTCGAACGGCAGCGAGCGGGCATCGAGCCGCTTGCCGTCGTAATCGCGGCGCGGGCGCACGCAATGCAGGAAGTTGAACAGCCACTGGCTGTGCTGCTCGTAGGCCGACCGCAGCCCGGCCGGCAGGGCCGGCATGCCCCAGCGCTGAACCGCCTGGTAGGCAGTCATTCTGAACCAGCGAATGATCCGGTCAACGCGACCCTGGTGGTTCTCGCCATAGAACGTTTCCCCAAGCGGCACCGCCTTGTATCGCAACCCCACCTGGCCGCCGTAGTCGCGGCCGTCGAAGGCGTCCACGAACATCGTGGCGTTGCCGAAGGCGCCGAGGCTCTGAAAGTTGCTGTTGTTCTGCGCGGAGAAGTTGGCGATCGGGGCGTACCTGTACTTGAACAGGATTTTGGTAACCTGCTCGAACCACAGGCGCGTGGCGCGGTCCTTCATCACGTAGTCGTCGTTGGCAGAGAGCGTGTGCCAGATCATGTTGCGCGGCGTCAGCAAGCTATCGCAGATCGCGGCGAACCGATGCAACGCCAGCATCCCCGAGGCGTCTACTTGTTGTTGCGTCTTCTTTTGGCCCGGCCAGTTAAAGTTTTGGTAGAAGAAAGTGTTTCTACTCGTTGGGAGAATGAGCTCGGCCGACTCCTCCCACTGCTGGGCGAAGGTCGATCTCCAGTTCGTGTACTGTGAAAACTCCTGCATGATGTCGCGCACGATCTCGCGCTCGGCATCGTTCGGGGTGCGCGGCAGGCCGGTGTTGAAGTTTGTGGCGGCGTAAATCCCGGCGCGGGCGATGGTGCTTACGGCACTGGCCATCAGTTCACCGTCAGACGTCTGGCGTCGGGGTCGGCCGGGTCCATCTCGGGGTCGAGCCGCATGTCGGCGGTGACCCATTTCTTGGCGCAATCGAATAGCTGCACGCGCTCGGTGTCTGGGAGCTTGAGCTTGTCGGCGATGATGCGGAAGGTTTTCTGCAGGTGCGCCAGGTCGCGAAAAATCACCTCGTTCTTTGTCGGCGGCTCCCAGTCACCCCAGACGACATCCGCAATGACCCGCCCGCACTTGTCGATCTTCGCGTGCGAGCAGATGAACGGCGTGGTGATAGAGCGGAAGCCGGGAAACACACACCCCAGCAATGCAGGCATAGCCTCGTCGAACGAGTGCGCCAGCATCGACAGCACCACCATCCCGATTGGCTCGTATCGGGTTGCATGGAGCACTCTCGCCGGCCACATCTCGCGCAGCTCGTCGGCGTGCACCTTCCAGAGAAAATCAATAGCGGCGTTGTGCACCAGGCCCTCCACCTAGGACAGACCCCATCGCCTTCCGTAGCCCCAGCATGGACGACGCACCCAGCGGGCTGACGGCCTCCTGCATCTGTGCCAGCAACTGCCGCCGGCGCTTCATCTCCTCGGTTTCGTCCTGCACCTGCTGGCCAAGCAAATCCCCGGCAGCGCCGCCGAACATGGTGTCGAAACCCTTGCCCTGATCGTAGCCGCCGAGAGCCATTCGCCCGCTCCAAAAGTGGTCGGGGTTGGGCTGCACGGCCGCCCCGACCAGTCACAAGGGAGGAAACCGCCCCATCACGGGGCGTGGGCGGGAGAATGCGGTGGCGGCCATCACAGCCACAACGCACCGAGTTTTAGGCGAACAAGTCGAAATCGACACCGGCCGCCAGGCCGCCGCCGCTGGCGTGGCGGACGGCTTGAAAGCGCGCAAACTCGGCCACCGCCTTGCCGTAGCGGATATCCATGCAGCCGATGCGGGTCGCCGACAGCAGGTCGTCGTCGATCTTGTTCACCAGGCCGTTGACGCGGTGATAGCCCTGGTATTCGTCGAACACCTCGGTCAGGTGCGAGGCGATCAGCAGCCGCCGGGTGGCGAGGCGGTGTTCCATGTCCGTCAGCCCGGCCTCGAAGTCATAGCCGCCGTTGTGGAACGTCGCGTGCGTCGGGCGCATGTTGAGCCCGAGGCCCTTGTAGACTTGTGCCACGGTCTCGCCCGATATCAGGCTCGCACCTCTACCGCCATCATGCGGCCAAGCCACTGGCGCGTCCCACATCGGATGTTGCTTGATGCGCGCGACGTGAAGGGGCGCGAGCCCGTGCATGCGGAAACCATCCACCACGCGGATCACATCATTGTCGAGATCGCGACACAGCAGCACGGCCGCGAACGGATGGCCTGTAGAGGCCGAGCCGGAGTGGCGGAAGTCGAGTGCCCACAGCCATCGCCAGTAGGGCGGGAATGTCGCCGGGTCCTGGTTATACTTGATCGCTTCCAGCGGGGTCTCGAACACCGCGCCCTCGCCCTGCATGTCGGCGCCATAGAGCCGCGTCTGTCGTTCGGATGCCCTGTACTTCGCGAGCAACCCCGGCACCGCCTCGTCTGGGATGTGGCCGCCGTTCGTCACCAGCGCGTCGTCGAGAGTCATCAGCACTTCGGCCGTCCCGGGGAGGCGCTGCTTGAACCGCCGGCGGATGGGGGTGAGGCCCAACACTGGCGTCATGGTGACGATGATGATGCCGTTCGTCGTGGTCAGCCGCGCTTGACACTCGCCATAGATCGAGTCGTTCTGTTCGCCCTTCACGTCCTCATCGAGCCACACTTCATCGCACGACTCGCCCTGAAACGCGTCGCGGCCCATCTCGTAGGTCTTGAACCGGATGAT